GTCTCAGAAGCATGAAGTATTACATGTACCTTTGACGGAGAAAGTAACGAAAGTGAAATCAAAGAAGAAGGAAAATAAGAAACGTGATCTGGTACCTCTTGAGAGTAAACTTCAGGAGAAGCTTGAACCGGTTAGTCTCGAGCAAAGCCCGGTGGAGCCGAGCGAGGCGGTGGAGGATAAGCGACTCCCCGCCCAGAACCAGGAAAACTTGCGTGGAGTTGGGGAGACTCCGGTAAAATCCCCCTCCGACTCAAAGCCCTTGAATGGGCCAGAGAGTCCGGAGCTTACTCGTTTAGTGAAGAGGGTAGAGTTATCAGCGCTGGGCTGGTCCTTGCTACAGTTGGAAATTCAACGGCAAAAGCTCCTCAAACCAAACCAAAGAAACCTACCAAAGGATTTAGAGATTTTGAAGTACTGTTGGCTGACGAAGCGACAGGTGCAGCATATCGAGAAGAACTTGGATGGAATTCCGGAATGGTTAGAGAAGTTGTCGGATGGAACTGGCCTCGTAGGGACGCGGCAACAGAGTTGAAATCTCTCCTCTTCCAAGCGAATCGGTTCCGGATTGGGGAGAGACCAAGCGATGAGAAGTTGGTTGAGGTAACTAAGCGTATGCTAGAGGAGTATCCGAAGGTTAAGCCTATTCCTGTGTTTACACAGGTGGGTGGTATCTTCGGGTTGTCTAGGGCTGCGTTTGATATCTTTTACCCTTCGGTTTTGTTGGATGTGAAGAAGGATGCCTCCCCTGGTATGCCTTTCATGGGCTTGGGTTGTCTGGACAATGCTGCTGTGTTGTCTAGATACCCCGAACAGCTCAGAGAAGCAGTCTGGGAGCGGTTAGAGGTTCTATCTTTCGGAGATGTGGAGAGGATGAATGCGGTACAGATTGTTCAATCTGGAGCCGCTGATCCTGTTCGCATCTTCGTTAAGAATGAGCCTCATCCTGAATTGAAGATCCGACAAGGGCGTATGAGGTTGATATCTAGCGTTTCCTTAATCGACCAGATTGTCGAGAGGTTTCTCCTGTCCAATCAAAACAAAGCTGAAATAGATTTGTGGGGTGTTATTCCATCCAAGCCTGGTATGGGGTTACATGACGAGGGTCTACAGACGCTTTGGGAAGGTGTGCGCACGTGGGGTGAAACCTACGAAGCGGATATCTCCGGGTGGGATTTTGGCCTACAATCGTGGGAGATGTTGTGGGAGGCAGATGTTCGTGCGGGATTGGCGAACATGGTCGGGACGTTGTATCATAAGGCATTAAGAGCGCGAGCGTGGGCGGAAGCCAACTCTCTTTTCATGTTGTCAAATGGTACTCTGATTGCACAGACAATCGCGGGAAAGCGTTGCTCCGGAAGTTACAACACCAGTGCTGGAAACTCCCGTATTCGTGTTATGTTGGGCTACTTAGTTGGAGCCCCGCGTATTATGGCTATGGGGGATGATAGTGTTGAGGTTGGGACGCCCGGGGCGCGTGAGCAGTATGAGAAACTAGGGCACATAGTTAAAATGTTTAATAAGAGTTGCAATGGGTTTGAGTTTTGTAGCACAAGAATATACGAGAAAGACGGAAAGATCATTGGCGAGCCAGTCAATTGGTCTAGGACGTTCTATCGTTTATTGCATGTTACTGGCTCTCACCAAGAGCATCTCTTACAATTTCAGTTTGAAATGCGTCATAGTCCGCACTTGCAACCGTGTTTGAACGCGCTCAAGAGGATCGGGTGGGGGTCCTCAAATCATGTCAAAGAAGCAGCCACAGAAGAAGGATCAGAAGAAGAAAAGTGCGGCGAACGGGCCCCCTCGGGGGAGTCCTCTTAGCGTTAAGGTGTCGGTCCCGGCGGCGTATGGTAACATACTAACCACTGGTGCACCGCGTATTAATGGCGGTAGGAGTACAACCGTTAGCCACAGTGAGTATTTGGATGATATCACTTCTCTAACTACTTTTGCGATAGACCCCAGTGTTCAGGTTTATGACTTGAACCCTGGCCTAATAACGTCTTTTCCCTGGTTGGGGAATATGGCCGCAGGGTACGAGCAATATAAGTGGAAGCGTTTGCGTTTCCATTATAGGGCGAGGACTAGTACGAGTACTTCAGGTACCGTCTATTTCTCTACCCAGTTAGACTCTGCGGATCCAGATTTCGCGTCCAAGGAGGAGATGTACGCTTATGTCGGAACTAAGTCCACTTCACCGTGGCTTGATATGACCCACGACTGCCTTATGGGTAGGTCGGATTATATGAAGAAATACTTTGTCCGCACTGGTAGCTTGGATTCTTCGGAAGACTCTCAACTGTACGACACAGGCAAATTCTCATTTGTACCCCTTGGCATTAGTGCCGGGGTGTTCTTTGGGGAGTTGCTTGTAGAGTATGAGGTTGAGTTGTTTAATCCGAAGATGAATGTTGCCGATGTGGGCGCTGGTATTAACGAGGCGACGGCAGCCACAGGCACTTTTACATCTCCCTTCGGAGGGGCGATCACGAGGTTGATCTGGGGTGCGGCTGATTTTTGCGGAATTAGCCCGTTAGCTGGAACGTATGTGTTCAATCAGCCTGGTCTCTATCAGGTGTCGGTCTCATTACGGGTTGGGGGGAATAACCTTGCCCCTACAACCGTGCCTGGGCCTACACTAGTTGGAGATGTGGCGTTGAATGGTGCTCAACATCGAGCGGGAGATACTGCAAATTGGGATTGGGGAGCGTGGGTCCTTGTCGGTGTGGCAGGGGCTACGCTCGTCTTTGGTGCGTTTACAGCTGGGACAGCGATATCTGCGTTCATAAAGGCCACTTCGGCACCGTTAGCTTTGGCTACGTTGCTTGGTACCTTTGCCGCAGTTGACGGTGTTACTGCTGAAAGACTCACTAAGAGATACAGGAAACGAAAGATTCGGTTCGTTGCTGGGGTCGAAAGGAAGCGTGATGAGCGAAAGATGCGTGAGGTTCGTAACCAAATTGAGGAGGAGTCCTCAGATCGTTCACGTCACTCGAGTCCCGAAAGGGCGGAGCTGAGGGATTCAGTCCCTGCCAGGTTTGACAACCTAGCCCGGTCAGCTAGTCGGGGATCTCTCCCTAGGGAGAGTTCTTCAGTGCGGTGATTGTAACGTCTCGATAACGGCAGTTGGTTGAAAAGTTTCTTAGTAAACCAAGTCGTTGGGGGCGTAGGTTTGGCCGTGCGACTCTCGCAAGAGTATAACATGCGGGTCTGG